ACAAACTCATATAATTTACTAACACGGTTCTTTACAAAGTGATAGACAATGTTATTCGCGGGTATATTAATTTTAGGTGAATTTCTTGAGAGGCGACTTAAAGAACATTTTGACCGCCTAAAACAAAAACAAAAAGAATTAGGAGTTAAATTACCGCCTTTCCCCAAACCTATATTTACTGGTTCAACAAAAAACATTCATTCAATGAAAACAAAACCAGGTTCAAAATCTGGAGATAATATTCTTCTTATTCATTTTTACGGGGCAAAAATTTCAGATTATACACTCGAGTCAATTCAATGTCAAATGCAATTCAAATTTTTTATTTCTACTATTCACTTTATGTTGTTGGCTGATATAACAGATGCAATTATGGGTCTGCATAACGCACCAATTCATATAGAGGGGTTTCAGAATGTCTTTACTGAGAAAGGTTATGTAGAACCACAAGTACATGTACTGAATGCTAAAATTACAAATGTATCGTGTACAACACCAATAGAAAGATTACATGATTTCGACGTTCATCGTTATATAATGAATGTTAACTTTGATACTAAGATTATATGGCCTCCAACATTAAAACTCTGAGGTGAGTTGTTATGTCTACCAGAATATACAAAGAACAAATCAAAATTATACGTGAAGAAAAATTTGCAGAAGAACCTCCATATGACTCAAACAAAGTGACCGTAGTTGATGTTACAGACTGGTCTTTATCTCCAGATCATGGTTTAATCACACAAGAAACATTAACTTCTACAGGTGTATCTGTTGCACTACCAGGTGGATATAGTCTTTCTGGTTCAACCACAGTTCCTGCTAGAATGAGTCAAATCGATCGTCTTAATGAAATTGGATTTGGAATAACAGTAGATAAAGAAATTACTTATGATTTATTAGGATCACAAGTAACAATGTATTCAAGTATCGCATTACCAACTCAAAGATTGTTACCATCGTTTACAGTATATCACCTGTACCCTGAACCAGAAATGGTTGAAGTTATACTAGGTACGGTATTTACAAACATGAGAATCGAATTTGCAACTGATAGAGTTCTTACATATTCCTATGATATTACAGCAGTTAAAAATAAAGAAATTAAAGCACCAAAAACCGGTTGGAATGCTGCATTTGCAAAAAATGAACCTATGCCTATACAAGACTATGTAAGAGCATTAGATGCAACATTGTATGGTGATATGAAGGTCGTAAAGTATGATTCTACTAATAACATGTTTACTGATGGAAAAGATCAATATTCACCAGTTGATCAAAATAATGTTGAATATTATGAAAAAGTTCAAAATACAGAAACTGGTGAATTTTACAGCATAATTGATGCAATACCAATCAGGAAAGAAGGTAACAATTCACAAGATTTATTTGAAAATGTAATGTATCTAATTGGTAAAAAGATTCATGGTATATCTACTGTCAGACTAGATTTAAGAGTAGAGAATGCTGGTAGAGATGCATATAGACTTGGTACAAGGTTTGCAAACGAATATCCAATTAGAAAAGTTGTTAGACAAGACTATACCGGTTCAATGACGATAGATTTCGCACAAACAAATACTGAAGAAATTGATTCTATAGAATTGTATAACGCATTTATTAATGGTGCAAGGAAGGAACCTGAATTTGGACCAACTGAAGCAGGTATTGGTAGACTTTCAGTTGTAATTAAAGTTGGAAGTGCATATGACATTAAATCAACATATACACAATCCGATAAAAGAGTGCCAAGTGCCTTTGGAATGAGCCCAAACGATCCATTAATGTATGACACCGATATCGATAAACCGTACCTTGGTTCACCAAATAGATGTTTGTATATACTACCGAACGTAGTACTTGAAAAGGCGGATAAAAGGGATGCAACTGGTCAACTGAAGACAGTCGATTTGACAATTAGAATGTTACCAGACGATAAACTATTCAGAAAATATGAAGCATTAGACGGAACAACATTAGAAGATCTTAGAGCATTTGCAGTAACATGGCTTAAGAAATAAATAAACCTTAAGATTACTAATCCATTACTTTTTTGGGTGATTCAAATGAATTTTGATGTTAAGACAATTTTACAAGAACTTAAAAAACTCAAAGATAAACCAACTACAGAATTAGTATTTGATTGGTCTATAATTCATGCATGGGCAAATAAATTAAAACAATCAAAAGAAACACCAGATTTTTTAAAAAAGAAGTTTGGTTCAATAGAAAACTTTAGTAAATATGCAACTGTCCTCTATACTGAGCTCAAACGTAGAAATGTTAATGTTAAACTGAAAGACGCGATGAAAGATTATGTTAAAGTTGATGAGGCGTCGTTAAAAGCAGCTGATTTATATCTATCTGCTGAAGAACTTAATGAACAAACTAAACAAGAACAATATGAAGAACAAATACAAATACAAGAACAAGAACAAGGGCAAGAACAAACAGAAGATGAAGAAGTTAATATAAGTTTGGATCTAGACCTAAATCAAATACCAAATTTTATACTTAAACGCGGGTTTATAAAACTTGTTGGTTCAACCGTAACCCGTCTTAAACCAAGACTAAACACTAATGAGTTTACAAGACCACCTGAGGAATCTGATATAGATATTTATGTTGACATGCCTGCTGAAGAAGTACCTACATGGGTACATAAAAAACTACATTTAATGTTATCAAAGTTATTTGGACAACCAGTGCAATTAATTTATCAAAACCCAGATATTAATGGACCAACTGAAGACGCCATCACACTATATGATTTGGTGTTAGTCAGACATATTGAATATGAACCCGCTTACATAGAAAAAGAAATTGAATTATCAACTCCTAGTAAAATGTCTTTCAAAGATTTGCGGTTACCAAAAGCCTATAAAGCAATATATGGTCTAGATAATGTTTCTGCAAAAGACATTCCATTCGAAAACTATGTGATTCAACCAAAATACAATGGTATGAGGATTGTTGTATTTGATGGTGGTAAGAAAGTCTTCACTGATAGCGGAAATAGATTATCAATTGATGTTTCACATATATTTGCAGGAAGAGTATCCGATAACTATGTATTTGTTGGAGAAATTTGGAGTGATACTTTACCAAGATCAACTGTTATTGGTAAAGTAAAAAAAGGTGAAATGGACAAAGAATTAACAGTGACAATCTGTGATGTTGTTTACCCAGAAGAAGATTATAGAACTCAATTACAAATGATTAAGAAATATGTTAAACCTAAATACAGGGTGAAGAATTTCAATACGTTAAGTGACGCTATAAAATTTGTTGAAAAGCATCCAGAATTTGATGGGGTTATCATAAAAAATTTAGATGCTACACCTTCTGATAGACAATACATGATTAAGGTGAAAAAAGAAGCTGATGTTGATGTACAGATTGTCAAGAGGTACAGAAATAAAAATGGTACATATAAATATGAAGTGGGGTATTTAGATAACAATGAACTAAAATTATTTGGGGAAACGTTTTCAACTAAACAAAAATTCAATGAAGGCGACATAATTGAAGTTTCATGTGAAGAGGTGACGTATTATGAAGATGAAGATGCTGTGAAAGGTTATGCAATTAGAGTTAAAGGTGTCTCTAACAATACAAAACCGTATACAAAAAACGAAATTATCAAAATTGCTAAAAGCAGTGGAATCTTAAACATAATACAACGTGATTAAGGTGTACAAATGTCTATTGGAACAGTTACTGTTGTAACAGCATCAGAACGTTACGATATTAATATAGATGGACTTGTCATTTTTCCTTCTTTACCAACTTCCCATGATGTTTTTAAACATACTAATGTTATCACCAACAATAACGGTAGATTTAAATTAGTAGTAAAAGATGCCTATTATGTACCACAATACAATTCGATTTTTATAACAGATAGACAAATATCTGATGGCAATCACAAAATATCTTTTTTAGATGGTTATTTTTATGTTGATGACAAGCAAATAGATATAGAATTTACAAACCTACCATGTATTATTGATGAAAGACTTTATGTTGAAAAAAAATATGTAATGTTAATCGTTGAAAACAGTAATAATCTAATACATGGGTATTTTTTGTTATCTAAAAATGATTCAAGACGTGTTATTAATTTCAATTCATTACATTTGACAATTCATAGTACTAAGACTTTAAACGATATAAACATAACATTCAGTGAAATGCCAAATAATTGGAAAGCAACTTTCTTTTCAGCATTTTACTATCCACCAGGTACGGAAATCCAATTACTTGGTTTAACATTTACCATTACATCTGTTACAAAACAAGATAAAAACATATATCAGTATACTGCTTTATTAAAACCTGTTATTGAAGATGTTCTTGCAATAGGTCGAATTGATCAGACTGGTGCTTATAAAAAGACTATACAGCAAGATTCTAAACCAACTTGGGTTGAACAAGATGACTTAACAATTGCAATTCAAAACGTAGCTCGTAATGTCGATGCAAACACGATGCCTACACCATTTGAACGCTCATTTGATAGATTTGTCAGTGAATTAAAATGGACCATAGAACCACAAAAAAATACAATGTTAGAATTGTATTTACATACACAGACATTAGTTGTACCGTGGTACGACAAGGAAAAGAAAAATATACAATGGAAAACAGTAAGTGATGTATTAAACATATTTGGTTTAGGTGAAGGTAAGTCATTACAACAACTAAAACCTTTAGAAATTGATGAACGTTTTACTTTACAACTAAATTTAGATAGTAAAATACGTAAGTTTAAAGTGTTTGTCAAAAATCAATACAAAAAAGCAGTTACATTGTATGAATGCCCAAACCTTATCTCCGAATGTAAAAAAGATAAAATAACTGACGTTCAACTTGATAACGGGTTTTTTATAGCCCGCCTATGATAGTGAAATACCTAAGAATGATGATGGTAATGGTAATGATAATGATAAAGTACTCCCTACTGTTCGTTTTACCTATAATTATAATGTAGATTTTGATTTCGTAACACGTATAACTCTACCAAATCAACAAGAACCACCAGATAGTTCTGGAATGGCAACCTATGAGTTACGTAATGACGAATCTAACTCTAAACCTAAATTTTACAATAAATATTGGTTTGAAAATATTTTCTTTACAATTGAAAATGGCGATCCAACCTTAAACGACAAACTAAGCAAATTAATTAGTACATTAATTAAGTCGTTAGTTTTCGTTGCTAATCCAGTTATTGTTTTTGATAACGATACGAATTACTTAGATAGTTATTTCCCTCATCCTATTTCGCCTTGGAATTTTACATTATACTTGAAACCAGTCAAATATGTTGAAAATGACAAAGAAAAAATTAAATGGATGCCATCACAAAATCCTTATCCGATTTACGATGCATCATTATTAGATACATTACCAAAAGAAATATGGACTGGTGCATATGGTTCAGTTGTTCGTATCCCTATCATTGAACAAAAAGATCCAGTTTTGTCTAAGAATATATCTCAACAAGGTTTTTTTATTGGTAGTTTTAACATTGGAGAAGCGATTACACCATCATCATTATTAACAATTGAAAGTAAAACCCAAATGCCGATAATACGTGATGATATTATTGGAAAATACTTAAATGATTTGACTAAGATTCCTGACGGAGTATACTATGAGGTTCACCTAGTTAATGAACTCCAAAAATCATTGTACAAATATGGATTAACACTTGAACAAGTAGTTGCAGACAAAAACAAACTTATGAACCGTATTTTGTTTATTGATTTGGAAAAAGTTAAGGCGTTATCAAACGATTGCATAGAGATATTAACTTCTAATGGAAAAATTGATACATCGCTACAACCAAATATATTAGTAAGATCGTATGAACATACTTACGTAATTGTATGTTATAAACCGAAAATAGGTCAAAATGGTAAAGTTGTAAATGCAAGTCTTGATTCATCTGAAATTTTTGTTGGTAAGATCAGAGTAAAATTACCAAAAGATCGTACAGAAATGCATGTAATTCTAATATTTGGTACTGCAATATACTTTATGACATTTAGAGTATTCAAGTCTCTGCCTTTTATTGCATTTCCATACTTGTATAAGGTTAAAGAGACTAATGACCCTTCAATCACCAATGACTATAACATTATAACAGTAAATGGTTATACTAACCTTATTACGCAGGTTAATAAACTAGTTGATAAAATCATTTCTTTTACGTGGGAAGGTACACAAAATGAATTTACTCAGATACTTGACTATATCTTACCATGGAGAATTGTAAAATGTGGTGGTGAATACTATGTTATTATACAAACAAATATATCTATTGAAGGTGATCTAGTAAAAGTTTCATGTCAAGCAGATAACAGATATAAGTTTTTTAAGGATTGGGATAAAATAGTAACAGATATTGCACCGGATTTATGTAAGTTTGAAATATATCCACGCCTACCAAATACACACCATCCTCCATCAAAAATATTTGCATTCTCAGATAGGCGAGAACAGATCGTTTCATACCTTACAAAATTATTGAAATATACATATAGCGAACAGAATATCGATATTGAAGAATATATAAAAGATATATCAAAAGACTATAAATTACCTTTTTCGGTTTCTTTCTGAAGACGTTTAATAAATCTTGATAATTGACTTAATAGCGCAGTAAAAGCAGATGTTTCAACTGTACTAACATTCAATGGTACAGGAATTACTTTTGTCAATACAAAATAAAAATCCATACGTAAATCAGGAAATTGTTCGATTGCTTGTTTTAGTTCATTATAAGTTTTTATTGTATAGATAGCAGGTGCATAGCGTTTATCACATGTAATCCAGTTATCACCTATATAAATAAGCCAATTGAATACGTCTTGTGACACAGCTACATGTGGTATTTTATCCAATACAACTACATATAATGGTATAGGTAAATATTTATCATCGGTTTCAAATTCTAACCGGATTTTAGTCATTCTTTAATCACCCAACCAACGTTTTAGTAATCGCTGTCTACTACATTTATCAATATCTTTAAACGTATATGAAACTTTACGGATCTTAAAAGATATTAAATCTACTTCATAGTAACCAACTCTATACTTAAAAGGTGATTTGTGTGTACGATTGCCCATTGTCATCACGCCAAGTTTTGTTATACATGTTAAAGCCGTCTGAATTTGTTAAAAATGAACTTGGATTAGAACTATTCCCTAAACAAGCTGAAATTGTTGATAAATATTTTGAAAGAGATGATAACGGTGTTGATAAGTACAAATATCTGGCACTCATGTGTGGAATGAGAGCAGGTAAATCTACAATCATTGCATCTATGATGTTATACCAGATATTTCGTTTCATAATACTTGATGATATAGGTGAGTTTCTGTATGAGAAGTTAGGTCGTGTAGTCGAAAACATGGGTTTCACCTGTATAGCAATGGCTGCAGGTTCAAGAGAACAAGCAAAAGACACTTTATTTTCAAAGGTACGTCATTTAGTTGCAAAATCACAAATGTCAGGTAAGTTTTTTTCACATTACAAACTTAACATTAAAAGTCAAGAAATTGATTTTGAAAAGAATTTGAATATATGGGTTGGACCAGGTACAATTAAATCTGGTGTTGGACGTACAGTTATGTTTGCTGCCTTAGATGAAGTTGCACAATGGAAAGATAGCGGTTTTGGTCCGGATACATTTGAAGGTGTATTTTCATACATGCAAGGTTCAACGACAACATTTGGTACATTTGGTAAGTTGGCGGTATTATCATCACCTGATCATCCTGGAGATCCAATTGTTAGAACGTATTCAAAAATAAAGTCTGGTGAACTCAGTCCCGGTATAGCATTCCATTATCCAACATGGGAATTAAATCCAACATTAACTAAAGAAGAGTTGTTAAAACAAGCCGATTCTGAAGAGGCATTTAGACTTAAATTCGCAGCCGATCCGTATGCAGTTGTAACAACATCCACAAGAACAAAGCTATTTAAAGGTAAGATACCTCTTGATCATAACTTGTTTAATGTTCTTGAATCTGATGTCTATTCAGATGACAAACCAAGAGTATTGGGTTTAGATCCGGCTGTTAAGTCCGATACATTTGGTATTGCTATTGGTTATTATGATTGGGTTAACGATCAGATAGTTATAGATGGAATAAAGGCATTACAACCTGAAGATGCTGGAGGTGAATTGGACGCCAGAGAAGTAATGAGTTACATAGTCGATAATATTTGTAATCGCTTTAATATCTTAGCATTTGGTGTTGATACACATATGTACATAGAACTGGAACAAACTTTACAATCAATGGGATTGGTTAAAGACTTTAAGTGGTTAACACGCCAGCATTATGAAAACTTCAAATTTGATCTTGAAACTAACAAAGCAAAAGTCGTCTACCATCCAAAACTATATAAAGAACTTCGAGACATAGAAATTGTGAATGAAAGAAGAGTTGATCATCCTAGAGGTGGTTCTAAAGACATTGCTGATGCGGTTGTGCAAGTACATAGATTGTTACGTAAAGAGTCATTTTCATCTAAACAAATTTCAATTCCATGTATCATGACATTTACGAGGTGAATTAATGTACATTTATGTTGGTAAAGGAACAACTATTTTAGGTATTAGAAATAAACCAGTAGAACAATTAAAATCAGGTGATAGAGTACTTGGTTATTATGTTGGTGTAGGTACCAAATGTCATGCTGATAGTGTTGTAGAA